GAGGGGTACTTTGCCGACAAATTAAGTTTAGAATTATTGCCAGAAATTAGTGATGAAGAATTAGTCAATCAAATAATAAACGTAATAGAAAATGAGCAAAGATAAAACATCAAGTCCAAAGGGTGGCAATCGTGGTTGTTTATGTGCAGATGGTACATATAGCATTGAATGTTGTGATGGAGAATTACAATCACAAGGAATAGGTTCATTAGTTCAAAGTGTAGCATCCACAATAGTAAATACAAATAGTCCAAGAGTTTTAATCACAACAAGCAACTAAAATGAGCATAGAAAGCAAAGTATTTGAAAAATTGTTTACTGCTGATAAAGTAGAATTAGCATCTCAAAAAGTTGAGTTGGGATTTTATGATGATGTTAAAACTTTAATAGGTTTGGCTTCTGCTGCAACTAAACAAGCAAAAGCAAACGATGATCAGGCATTTAATTTATTAGAGAAGTTAAATCTTGCAATTAGTAAATCAAAAGATGCAGTTCAGGTTTCAGCAGATTTAACAAAAAAGTCAAGTGCAATTATGGCACAATTAAATCAAAATGCTAAATCATTTGGATTTGATCCTAAAAGCACAGATGCTTATAAATTAAATACTGAATTATTAAATAGTATTAATGCACTTAATCAATTTGCTGGTTTAGGAAAAGTTGTTGCAAGTAGAATTATTACCAATTAGTAATTAATTAAATAAATATATGGAATACAAAAGCACAAAGAATCGAGTTAAAGCAGTATTAGGCTTTCAGGTTAATTTGGCGCAGATGAAGTTAGAAGATGGTGTTACCATTATCGAAGCGGAAGAATTTGCACCAGAGTTTTCTGTTGGTATAGTTACTGCCGATGGTGTTGTACCTATGCCTGTTGGCGAGTACACATTAGAAGATGGAATGGTTTTGGTAGTTGCAGTTGAAGGTATTATAGCCGAAATTAAAGAGGCTACAATAGAAGAAGAAGCAGCACCAGAAGTAGAAGTTGAAGTGGAGGCTAATGCAGCACCACAGGCACCTGCACCACAAGCAAAGCGAGTGGTTGAATCAGTTAGCAAGGAAACTTTCTTTGCAGAAATTGAAAAATTAAGAACTGAATTGTCTTTACAGATTAATGAAGTTAAAGCGGAAAATGAGTCTTTAAAATTAGAAAAAGAAGCATTGGAAGTTAAATTAAATTCTCAAGAAGAAGGTGCTGAGCCAATCGTTCAGAATCCAGAGGCTGAGGAAAAAGTGCAAGGATTTTCTTTTGGTCAAAACAGACCTGAAACAATCCAAGATAAGATTTACGAAAAAATGTTCAACTAATTAAATTAAATAAAAAATGGCTACTACAACGTCAATTACCACAACCTATGCTGGGGAGTATGCAAATAAAATTATTGCTGCTTCTTTGCTTTCTTCACCTACTATCGATCGTGGTGGTATTGAAGTAAAACCAAATGTACGTTTTAAGCAAGTTATCAAAAGAGTTGGTACTGATGCCATCTTGAAAAATGCTACTTGTGATTTCGATGCTACATCGACAGTTACTTTAACTGAAAAGATTTTACAACCAGAAGAATTCCAAGTTAACCTACAATTGTGCAAAAAAGATTTTGCTTCTGATTGGTTATCTGCTGAGCAAGGATTCTCTGCTTTCAAAACTTTGCCTAAGTCTTTCGCTGACTTTTTAGTTGCTCACGTTGCTGCTAAAGTTGCTGCTAAGAACGAAACTAATATCTGGGAAGGTGTTACTGCTAACGCAGGTGAGTTTGATGGTATTTCTACATTATTGGCTGCAGATGCTTCATTGCCTTCAGGACAAGAAATTGCAGGTACTACTGTTGCTGCTTCAACAATCATCACTGAATTAGGTAAGATTGCAGATGCTATTCCATCTTCTTTATACACTAAAGATGATCTTTACATCTACGTTTCACAATCTATTGCTCGTGCTTACATCCGTGCTTTAGGTGGATTTGGAACATCAGGTTTAGGTGCTAATGGTACTAACACAATGGGAACTCAGTGGTACAACAATGGTTCTCTTACTTTTGATGGTATCAAGATATTTGTTGCTGATGGTCTTGCTTCTACAAAGGCGATTGCTGCTCAAAAATCTAACTTGTATTTCGGAACAGGATTAATTTCTGACTTGACTGAAGTTAAGGTTATAGACATGGAAAATATTGACGGAAGTCAGAATGTCAGAATTTTAATGCGAATGACTGCAGGTGTACAATACGGATTTGCTTCTGATATTGTTACTTACGGTATCACAAATGCTGCTAACTAAAATAAATAGCACCTCATTAATTTGGGGTGCTTATTTTTAACTTTTAAATTCAATCAATATGCCTTGCGATATTTCATTAGGGAGATTAGAACCCTGCAAAACAAGTGTTGGTGGATTAAAAGCAGTTTATTTCATGACTGAAGGGGATGCAACTGGAGTTACTTATGACGTAACTAACACAGATGCTATTACTGCGATTGCAGGTACTCCAATTGGATTCAAATATGATTTGAAAGGATCAAGTTCATTTGAGCAAACTATAAATTCTTCAAGAGAAAACGGAACTACTTTTTTTACACAGACTTTAAATTTAAATTTAAAGCAATTAACTATCAAAGACCATAAGCAAATAAAATTGCTTTCTTATGGTAGACCTCAAGCAATCGTTGAAGACAACAATGGAAACCTTTTCTATTGTGGTTTAAAGAACGGTCTTGATGTTACAGGCGGTACAATTGTTACAGGTGCAGCGATGGGCGATATGTCTGGCTATACCATTACAATTGTAGGCGAAGAACCAGTACCTGCAAATTGGATTACAACTACTTTAACTGCTGCTGGCGTAACGGTTACATCTGGAGTTTAAGAATTTTTGTTTGTTTGGGTTGAAATTAGGGGGCAGATGCTCCCTTTTTTCGTTAAAAAGAAAACAAAAACACTTTTTTGCGTTTATACATTATGATTGTTTTGAAAGCAGTAGGTACATCACAAGAAATTAAGTTTATTCCAACGAGATTAGGGATACCTAATGAATTATTTTTAAAGAATGAAACTACTAATGTTCAAACAAATCAGTACATTGATTGTACGACTGAATCTTTTTATTCTAAATTTTCAGAAATAGTTGCATTAGAAGAAGGTCATTTTTATAGTTTAACAATAAATGAAAATTCTGATAAAACGACAATTGATAATTTTGCTTCAAGAGTAGTTGCAGATAGTGGTGTTTACGAAACAGAAAGTTGTTTATATACATTTTTGTCTGCTTATGAGCATACGAATAAATTAATTTATCGTGATAAGGTATTTGTAACTAATCAAGATGTCGATACCTATTCTATAAATAATGACGAATATATTAATCGTTCAGAAAATATAATTTTATATGATTAAGAAGAAAGAAAATAGTGGCTTACATTTTATTCAATTAGAAGCATATTCACAACCTAAAATTGTTGAATCAAAGCGTGATAATTGGGTTGAATTTGGAGAGGATAACAACTTTTTTCAATTCTTAATTGATAGGTACAATGGGTCTACAACTAACAATGCCGTAATAAACAACATTGTTAAATTAATTTATGGTCGTGGCTTAGATGCTACCGATGCAAGCAAGAAGCCTAATGAATATGCACAAATGATTATGCTATTCAGAAAAGATGTAGTTAAAAAGGGAATTGCAGATTTAAAATTATTAGGTCAATATGCTTTTCAATTAATTTATAATAAGCAAAAGACTGAAATTGTAAGAGTTGAACATATACCGGTGCAACTTTTAAGAGCAGAAAAATGCAATAGCAAAGGAGAAATAGAGGCTTATTATTATTGCGATAATTGGGAAGACACGAAAAAATTCGTTCCTAAACGTATTCCAGCTTTTGGATTTGGAGATAAGACTTTAGAAATACTTTACATTGGCAATTATACGGTAGGTCAAAAATATTATAGCAATGTTGACTATGTTGGTTGTATTCCTTATGCAAAGCTTGAAGAAGAAATAGCAGACTATTTAATTAACGATGTGCAGAACGGATTTAGTCCAACAAGCATTGTTAACTTTAATAATGGTATTCCAGATGAGGAGAAAAGAGAATTAATTTCAAGGCAAGTAACATCAACACTTACAGGTTCTAAAGGCAAAAAAGTGGTGGTATCATTTAACAATGATGAAACCAAAAAGACAACCGTTGATTCAGTTCCTTTAAATGAAGCACCAAAGCATTACGAATATTTATCAGAAGAATCCAAGACAAAGATACTTTTAGGTCATGGTGTTGTAAGTGGATTGCAGTTTGGTATTACAAGTCAAAATGGATTTAGTTCTAATGCAGATGAATTAAAGAACGCAATTACATTATTTGATAACATGGTTATTCGTTATTTCCAAGATACATTTATTGATGGAATTAATAAGGTATTGGCTTATAACAAAATAAGTTTAAATCTGTATTTTAAGACCTTGCAACCTTTAGAGTTTATTGATTTAAATCCTAATGTAAGTAAAGATGAATTACAAGAGAAAACGGGTGTTTCTTTATCTTCACATATCGATGAATTAAACGTTGAGGAATTTGGCGAAGACATTGATTTAAACGAATGGGAATTAGTAGATAGTAGAATAGTTGACCTTGATACAGAAGATGAGTTAGATGCAGAATTAGAGGCATTAAACAACCCTAAAAAGTCATTGATGTCAAAGATTTATGATTTTGTAAGCACTGGAGTTGCAAGACCTAACATTGGTTCAGAGCAAGATGGTAAATTATTTCAGTCAAGATATAGATATTCAGGAAATACAACCGAAAAGAGTAGAATTTTTTGCAAGAAAATGACTGCTGCCAATAAGTTGTATCGTAAAGAAGATATTATGCGCATGAGTCAAAGTCCTGTCAATGAGGGTTGGGGACCGAAAGGCGCAGATACTTACGATATATGGCTATATAAAGGAGGCGGTGCTTGTCATCATTTTTGGACAAGGGAAACGTATAAAAGATTTATTGATCCAAGAAGAAAAGGATCGGTTGAAGTAACACCTTCACAGGCAAGAAAGCAGGGTGAGATATTGCCAAAGAATAATCAATTGGTTTACACAAAGCCTATTGATATGCCAAATAAAGGATTTTTACCAAAATAAGATATGGCAACAGCATTAATAGTAAGTAGGGATGAGATTGTAAAATTTACTGCATTAAATGGTAATATCGATACTGATAATTTTATTCAGTGGATTAAGTTAGCGCAAGACATTCATATTCAAAATTATTTAGGCACCGATTTATTCAATAAAATAAATGCGGATATTATTGCCAATACATTAGCAGGTAATTATTTAATGTTAGTTAATGTATATATCAAACCTATGTTGATTCATTGGTCAATGGTTGAATACTTACCTTTTGCAGCTTACACAATTGCTAACAAAGGAGTTTATAAGCATGGAAGTGAAAATAGTTCTAATGTTGATAAATCGGAAATAGATTTTTTAGTAGAAAAGGAAAGGTCTATTGCTCAAAATTACACAAGAAGGTTTATTGACTACATGAGTTTTAATAATAATTTGTATCCTGAATATAACACAAATAGCAATGCAGATATCTTCCCAAGCAAAGAGAGTGATTTTGTTGGCTGGGTCTTATAAGCCAAAGAAAGAAAATGTCAAGAAATTGAAAATATATTTAAATAAATTAGAGAATGGCAAATAGTATTGGTTGGGGTCAAGGTGCAGGAAACAACGCAATAGGTTGGGGACAAGGTGCTGCCAATAACCTAATTTCATGGGGTAAATCACAAATTACATCATCATCAGGTGAAACAGATATAGTAGGTGGAGTTTATGCCTTATCGTTTAATTTCCAAACTAGAATTGCTACAGATTTAGGAACATTTGAAGCACAAGCGTGCTTAATAACAACGTTAAACACATTTAAAATTTAAGAAATATGGCATTATTAGATACTGCGTCACTTATTGTAACACCTAACGGATATAAAGCATCAAAGCTTTACTCAATTGTTCCCACAGATGGCACAGGGGACATGACTTTTGCACGCACAGGAAATACTGCTACTCGTGTTAATTCAAGTGGATTAATTGAAACGGTAAATGCAAACATACCAAGACTTGATTATCTTGGTAGCACTTGTCCTAAATTATTACTTGAGCCACAACGGACAAATTTAATGTTAAGAAGCGAGGAATTTGATAATGCAAGCTGGTCAAAGGAACCTAGTGGAATTGCAAGCGCTCCAGTTGTGACAAGCAATTCAGCAATTTCTCCAGATGGCACAATGGATGCTGAGTTAATTGTATTTAATCTTAATGGTGGTACAGCTTCTGGAGATTTTTCCCAATTGTCTCAAACTGCAACTACAACAATATCAACAGTATATACTTTCAGTATTTATGCAAAAACAAGCGACAATTCTACAAAAACAATGAGTTTGGTAAATGGTGTTGGTGTAGCTACCTTAATAACAATTACAGGTTCTTGGCAAAGGTTTACAACTACCTTTACAACAACTACCACAACGGCTAATATGAGGCTTAGATTGCGTGGTGCATCAGAAGGAACATCAACAAGTGCCTCCATTAATCTTTGGGGCGCTCAATTAGAAGAAGGAACATTTGCAACATCATACATACCTACGACTACGGCAAGCGTAACAAGAAATGCTGATAGTTGCTCAAAATCATCAATAACAAGTTTAGTTGGTCAGACAGAAGGAGTTATTTTCTTTGATTTAAATACTGATTCAAGATTAACAGATACTAAATTATTTATTAAAAATGCAGGAACAACAAATTATGTTGGATTTTCAATTTCTAGCACATCCATAAGAGCTTTGGTTGTTGATGCATCAGTTGCTCAAGCAACAATTTTATATACTGCAAATTTAGGAACTGGAAGATTCAAATTAGCTTTTGCTTACAAAGCCAATGATTTTGCATTTTATTTAAATGGTGCTTTAGTTGATACAGATACAAGTGGAACAATTCCTACTTGTGATACTTTAGATTTTTATTTTAATTCAACCAATGGTCTTCGGATTAATTCATCAGCACTTTGGAAAACAAGATTATCAAACGCAGAATTAGCAACATTAACAACGATATAAGATGAAATTTTTAAAATACGAATTCACTCCAAGTAAGTGGGAAGAATTAAAATCAGATTTACAAGTAAGCAATACATTAGGCGAAGAAACGCATTTATCTTACAATCACGACATTATCGAATCAGTTGTGGAAATTGGTCATATTATGATTACTCCACCAGTATTAGATGAAGAAATGAACGAAACAACTCAATCGGTTTTGTCTGATAAATATTCGGTTGACATTCTTTGGAAAGAAGATGAATTAAGTTCATTTGCTTCTTACAAAATTTGGTGTCAACCAGTAGGCATTCATTCATTTGGCGCATCAATCGATGCAGACTATGAGCAATCTTACTTAGCACAATTGGCTAAATAATGGAACACTGGAATGAAGTTATCTTGCCTACATTGACCGCTTTCTTTGCATCTGTCGTAACATGGATTTTTGGTAGAAAGAAAGCACAGGTTGAGGTTGAAGCAGGCGAGATAACTAATGTACAAGAAGCAATAAAGATTTGGCGAGAGATGGCAAACGACATGAAGCAAGAAGTTGCCGATTTAAAAATAAAGGTTGAAACCTTGACTACCGAAATTCATAATTTAAGGACTGAAAACATAGAGTTAAGAACCAAGCTTGATGAAGATAAGCCAAAACGGGTTAGATCTAATAAAAAGATTTGAGGGTGTTAGATTAAAGCCTTATAAATGTCCTGCTGGCATTGCTACCATATCTATCGGATGTACCTATTATGAAGATGGTACAAAGGTAAAGATGACAGACTCCGAGATTAGTCCAGCAAGGGCAACGGAAATATTTCTAAATGTATTAAAGCATTATGAAAGTTCTGTTGATTCTTTTACAAGGGATGATATTACCCAAAATCAATTTGATGCTTTAGTTTCTTTTGCCTATAATGTAGGTACAGGTGCATTAAAGAAAAGCACTTTATTAAAAAAAGTCAATGCAGATCCTAACGACAAATTCATAGAAAGTCAATTTTTAATTTGGAATAAAGTTAGGGGAGTTGCAGTAAAAGGTTTAACATTACGAAGACAAGCTGAATCTAAACTTTATTTCTCATAAAAATTAAACTATAAAATTTGACATATTATGGAAAATAAAATATCCCAATTCGTGAATTTGCCGAGTTACTTATTATTATTTAGCATAAAAAAGTTAACATTTTTGTTTATACTTTTTGCCATTGTTTCTTGTAAGACAAGCAAAGTTGAAACGCAAAAATCTATAATAAAAATAGATACTT